TAACTCCTAAAAAGACCCCTTGCGAAGTGCTGGGGCATGACTGCATTCTAGCATGGAGCTAGATGACAAAAGGGCACTGCTGGAAAAATAAATTCTAGGAATTTTTCGGTCTCTCATCGCCGATCTCCCAATCTCTTGCCGGGGTTAGCGGCAATGACGGCCTCCGCTTGGGCGATGATGGCGTCGGGAGCCTCTTTCCCTGCATCGAGCAGGGCTTTAAGGAGGCGGTTCCCCATGTCGGGCACTGGCTGGGAAAACATGGCGTGCCCGCCAGTCGCTTTTCTGATCACGTCCAGCGCTTGCTGGTACATCCCAAGCTGGCGGGCTTGGTGCGCTTGCAGCGCCATGACTTTGGCACCACGCGCCACAAGCGCCCAACTCGGACGCCCGGCCATGACCTTGCGGTCTTGTTCCGCCACCGCTTTGGCGGCGGCGGCATCAGAAGGCCCAAAAAGGGCCTTGTCTTGCTCTTGCTGGTTTGCGTATTTCATGACCCTTGCTTCTAACTTCTTACAAAGACCCCTTGCGAAGTGCTGGGGCATGACTGCATTCTAGCATGGAGCTAGATGACAAAAGGGCACTGCTGGAAAAATAAATTCTAGGTACTTTCCCTTAGACTGCATCATCTATCAATGTGCTAGAATGCTGGCCTATGAACACCATCACCGCAGACGAGCGCCGACAGCTGGCAGAAAAAGTTGGCATCAATGAGCAGTACCTCTACCAATGTTTGACAGGCCGCAGGGAGATGTCGGCATGGGAGGCTGTAAGGGTTGAGCAGCAGACTGATGGGCTTGTCACTCGCAAGATGGTCTGCCAAGGCAGTTGGCGGTCGATCTGGCCTGAATTGTTGAAAGATGAAGCATGACAACATCAGCCAATTTTTTGTGCATCTTTTGCAATCTTGAAATAAAAAATAGGGATTGCAGAGCAAAAATTTGCTGGTCTTGCGTCCGGACAAATAGAACAAAAAACGGTCAAGTTGCAGCCGTAAATGCTGTAAGCAAGGCAGTGAGGCTTGGACTCTTGCCGACAGCAAAGAGCCTTTTATGCGTTGATTGCAGTAATCCAGCTCAGTGTTACGACCACCGTGATTACAACAAGCCCCTTGATGTAGTCCCTGTATGCCGTAAATGCAACATAAGGCGAGGTTCGGCAATTTCGTTATACGATGCTAAAGTGATTTAAGAATTTCTGAAACCCAGCTAGGCGGGGAGTAGCTACCCTGCCGAAAAGTGAACCCTCCACCTGCTGACGTTTCTTTTTTCAGAAGGTTTCGCAGGGCGCTTTGATGCACTATTACACCTTCAACATTGCGGACTACCGCAAGGACACTGGCCATCTTTCAACTCTTGAGCATGGCATTTACCGGCAATTGCTGGACTGGTACTACTTAGAAGAAGTGCCAATTCCAAAAGAAACCCAGACGGTTATCAGGCGGTTACGATTGGGTTCTGAATCGGATATCCAGTCACTGCAAAACGTCCTTAACGACTTCTTTTTTTTGCAAGATGATGGGTATCACCAGCTTCGTTGTGATGACCAAATTCACAAGTACCACGGCAAAGCTGAGGTCAACAAGGTCAACGGGAAGCTAGGTGGCAGACCAAAGAAAACCCAGCCGGTTATTTCTGGGAACCCAGTCGAAAGCGAATCAAAAGGCAACCAAGAACCAAGAACCATTAACCAAGAACCAATAAATACAAGAAATACAGTTATATGTCCACCTGACGGTGAACTTGAGTCAAAAATTCCTGATTGCAAGCACTCAGAAGTCATCAGCCTGTACCACCACCATTTGCCAACACTGCGAAAGGTCGAGGTCTGGAACGCTGCTAGACAGGGCTATCTTAGACAGCGCTGGCGGGAGGTGGCCTCGGAGCTGGCGCAGACCAAGCCGATTGACAGCGCCGATGTGCTTGGCTGGTGGTCAGAATTTTTCCAGCATGTCGGGAAGTCCGAGTTTTTGACAGGAAGGGTGAACAGCAAAGACGGACGGGCGTTTGCTGCTGACCTTGAGTGGATTCTGAAGCCAAGCAATTTTGCAAAAATCGTAGAAGGGAAATACCATGGCGCTAACTAATTTCAAAACCCAACCTGTCGTTGAGGACATCGAGCACCTGATGTGCAGCATCCATGGCTGTGCTTCTCGGTGGTCTGTAAAAATGGACGGCAGCCGCCCTTTTTGCTCAAAGCACGCATGGGAGGACAGAAGCCCTTCGCCTCGCCCTGCATCGACTGTTGTGCCGACTACACCGCCTGTAAAACATTGGATGGATATGGAGCAATTCTGATGAATCGTGAAACAGCAAAGAAACTTTTGGACAAAGCGCGTGAAGGACAAAGATACACCTTCGAGCAAATCAGCGCCGCTCTCTACGCCACTGGTGACTTACATGACCCAATGCGAGGCGAGAGAATGGAGGCAGCGCTATGCCCAGAAAGTGAAGGAGCTGGGCAAAGTGAAAGCGCAGAGCTGGTGGCTGCAAGTGAAAGCCGACATTCTCCGGATCCGTGGCCAGGCTGGAGTCGATACCTTGATTGCAGAAATGAAAAGACAGCAACATGATGCAAATTCACTTTCACGTTGAGGGCGACCCCAAAGGAAAAGGCAGACCACGCTTTAGCAGCGCCGGAAAATTTACTAGGGTTTACACCGATAAGCAAACATTGGTTTACGAAGCTGTAATCAGGTTTTTTGCGGCCGAAGCGATGGGTAGCACCGACTTGCTAGAAACGCCCGTGAGCGTTTTTTTATACGTCAGGCTAGCAGTCCCTCAGTCCTACTCCAAAAAACGCACAGAGGCTTGTTTAAGCGGCTTAGAGAAGCCCTGCAAGAAGCCAGACATTGACAACATTGCAAAAACTTACCTAGATGCTATGAACGGCGTCATTTTTAAAGATGACACTCAGGTCATTGATCTGCACTTAAAAAAGGTTTATTCGGCGGTGGCTGGGGTCGATGTCATGGTGATGGAGGTTAAATGAACCCAGAACAAGCCGCCCAAATAATCAGGGACAAAGCTCCAGGCTACGGGGAAGCTAAAGCGCAGCGGGTTTATCTTGAAGAATTCCGTAAGTCCAAAAAAGCTCTTTTGATGAAAGGTGCACTAAAACTTGGTGTGGAGGCGGTAAATGCCCAAGAGCGAGAAGCCTACGCAGACCCAGCCTACCACCAATTACTCAAGGGTTTGGCACTGGCAATCGAACAAGAAGAAACGCTGAAGTGGGAGCTGGAAGCTGCTAGACTTGATATTGAGATATTCAGAACTAGAGAAGCAACCGCTAGACTCCAAGATAGGGCGCACCAGTGATACTCAAGCATCAATACGTTAGAAGCAAAAAGCTGTTAAAATTGGTGGCAAGCCTTGATTGTCAACTTTGCGGGTCAGGCTTAATGGTGCAAGCAGCGCACTCAAACATGGCGCAACACGGACAAGAAATTTATGAGCAGCGAGGGAGCGTACTTGTACCGTCCGTCGCAAGACATGGCCAGCAACATGGCTGCCGACAAGCTGGCCTACTGCGCTGGCTGCACCCAGATGCACGAAGACCTCTCTGCTGACACTTACCGCGCCCTGTGCGGCGACTGTGGCCAGCATCAGGTGTTTGGCCACCTCAACTTCAACAAAATCGTTTAAGGGGACATCATGGAAACCGTTATCTACACAGAAGACGAGGTTCGTGTGGCCCTGAGCCGCTGGGACGAGACCGGCGTCTGGCTGGGCATGCAAGTGCCCGGCTCGAGCATGGGAATTGTCCTGACCCGTGCTGAGGCCGCGCAGATGATGGCTAGCCTGCAAGCCCTCCTGGCCAAGGAGGCAGCATGAACTACGCAAACCACCACGCGGTGTTTGTCCGCAAGGTGGCAGGGTACGAGTGCTAAGATTGCACCACTTGCAAAGCCATATCCAAAGCGGGTGAAGCAGGCGATGACTGGCGACCAGCCAGAACAGCGACGGCGCGACACCGATCGCGGAGGTTACACATGGCAACTAAGAAACCAAAACTTGAAGAAAAACCACCTGTAAAAAAGCATGGCGGTGCTCGGCCAGGCACTGGCGGGGCAATGCCAGGTGCTGGCAGGCCTGCATTTGAACCTACGGCAGCCGAGCGTAAACAAGTCGAAGCCCTGTCCGGCTACGGACTGCCCATCGAGCAGATCGGCGCACTGGTGCGCGATGGCATTCACATTGACACACTTCGTGCCCACTTCAGCACTGAGCTGGTCTCAGGTAAGGCCAAGGCCAACGGCCAGGTCGGGAAAACCCTATTCCAGAAGGTCATGGCTGGCGACACCACCGCAGCGATCTGGTGGAGCAAGACTCAGATGCGATGGGCAGAAACCCAAAAGCATGAGGTGACAGGGGCAGACGGTGCGCCTCTAGAGTTCCGCGAAATAAGGCGAACCATAGTAAAACATGACTGATGTGCTTGACTTGGCAACCCCACCGTGGGCACTTCCCCTGTTAGAACCTGCCCGCTATAAAGGCGCTTGGGGTGGCCGCGGCTCTGGCAAAAGCCATATGTTTGCCGAGCTGATGATTGAGGCACACATACTTGACCAGAAAAGGCGCAGCGTTTGCGTGCGTGAAATCCAGAAGTCGCTGGCCCAGTCCGTCAAG